ATCGCTGTAGTTAATCGTGCAATTCCAAGACCCATACCTGCATAAGCAGAGTTTGAGGATGAACGCCAGTAGTAACGTTGACAAGCGGCTAACTCTCCCTGGATTGTGTTCATTGCCCTACGGAACGGCTGAGCCACAGACCCAACGTCTATCTGTATGCCAGTCACCTCATAATAATCATTGGTCGTAGTTGAACCAACAGGGGTGTTCTTAAAATAAATGCCAAATTCGTTGGCAGTTGCACTTACAGTTCCAGTGAAAGTAAAACGCTGCCAAGTTGTTGTCAAGGTTGCGGATGAATTAATCGGAGATGCGCCACCTGTGTAACCAGTCAAAACATTTTGGTCTGTTCCTGTACCTGAGTCTATTTTAACGATTAACTGACTAGATGCAGCGGAATAACCTGAACCTTTTCTAGCATAGAAAGATAAGGTAATGGTTTTGCCAGCATACGGAATTGCATTTATCGTTTCAAAAGATTGTGCAAAATATATGTCATTGGTTCCCGTTGTTGTTCTAGCAATTCGTGCACAATATTGAATAAAAGGTAAATTGGTTGAATCGCTGGTGGTTTGTCTTGTCACTTGTGCGGTAGTGCCAACACCATCGGTAACGACTTGCCACCTATCTGCTGAATAAACAAACGTGCCAACAGAAGTGATTGTGGTTCCACGCTGCCAGATGTCAAAGGCCCCATTCAAGACAGGGTTGCTGGAACTTAACTGGCTACCGTAGGACTTCCAAGCCAGACCTGTTGATGCGGCAGAGTCAGCCACAAGAACTTGGTCATTGCTGCCAACCGCTAGACGGTTGACCGTATCAGCAGCAGTTGCTGCGATTAGGTCACCCTTTGCGTCAACAATAGTCGGTTGGATTCCGCCCTCTACTGAGGGTATTCTTCCAATGGTCATATTATGCAATCTCGCTTCCGTAAGCGTTAAATGACATTGTTGCGGTGGATGAATAAACAGTTACAACATCGCTGGCATTTAGTGTGATGCCAAGTGTTAATGTATCGGTGGCATTTCCAGGAAGTGAAACATCGTAAGCAACATAATGTTGAGCAGCAAGTGATGCACCATCTGGTCTAACTGCAATACGATAGGTGGCGGCAGTTGCTGCTTGGTTGCAAACTGTGATTGTTGAAATAACTGTTTCAGTTGCACTAGGGCAAGTGTAAAGAGTTGTTGCAGTTGTTGCGCTTGGGTTTGATTGACCCAAAACTTTGTATGATGTAGCCATTTACATTCCACCTAACATTAGTATTCCTGGTAAAGCATTTGCATCTAATCCTGCTGGTCCTGTTGCACCTGTCGGGCCAACCGCACCTGTTGCACCAACTGGGCCTGTCGCACCGACTGGGCCTGTTGCTCCTGCTGGTCCTGTGGCACCTTCAGGTCCTGTAGCACCTACGGGTCCTGTTGCTCCAACTGGTCCTGTTGCTCCAACTGGTCCTGTTGCACCTGTTGCTCCATCTAATCCAGCAGGTCCTGTAGCACCGATTGGTCCTGTAGCACCAACATCACCTTGAATTCCTTGAACGCCTTGTGGTCCAGTAGCCCCAGTTGCACCAGCAGGTCCTGTAGCACCGATTGGTCCTGTGGCACCGATTGGCCCAGTAGCACCTTCTGGTCCTGTGGCACCGATTGGGCCTGTTGCTCCTACTGGTCCTGTTGCGCCAACATCACCTTGCACACCTTGTGGGCCTGTGGCACCGATTGGGCCTGTTGGTCCTGTGGCACCTGTTGCTCCATCTGCGCCATTGGCACCTGTTGCACCGATTGGGCCAGTGGCACCAATAGGTCCAGTAGGACCTGTTGCGCCCGTGGCACCGACGGGGCCTGTGGCACCAGTTGCACCTGTCGGACCTTGTGGGCCTTGTGGTGCTTCAAGAGTTGTTAAAACAAATGAATAGTGTGTTGTGCCTTCTGTGACAAAACTATAGTTATGCGCACTTGCATCACCATTGACGCCATAGATTTCAACAATCATTCTTTGACCAACTGAAACTGATGTTGTTGGCAAAGTAATATCTGTCTCTGTTATTACTGGACTTCCTGCACCATTCCATCCAGTCAAACTTGTATCTGAATCACCGATAGTTGATAAAACAGTTCCTGAATTGCTTGCAAGTTTCAAACGTACAAACACAGAGAGATTGTCATTGCTTGCAGGTTTCAACATCTGCATAATGAAACGTTGAGTTCCACCTGGAATAAGAGTGAAATCAAATGGGGTAGAAATATATGAAGCAATCAAAGATGTGGAATTGCCAGCAATATTTACAGTTGTTGTGCTTTCAGCAGCAGATACTGGGTCCTCACCAAGTTGCTTAAATCCAGTGAGTTCTGTAATTGAAGAATTGAAATAGTAATAACGACCAGCAACAATTCCTTGTGGACCTGTCGGACCAGTTGCACCAGTTGCACCACTTGCACCTGTTGCTCCAATTGGGCCAGTTGCTCCTGTCGCACCTGTTGGACCTTCAGCACCAGTTGCACCAACTGGACCTGTAGCGCCAGTTGCGCCAATAGGACCTGTTGGACCTGTCGCACCAGTCGGTCCTTGAATCGCTCCAGCATTAAGCCAGGAAGAAGATGTTGTTGACCAAACATATAAATCTGGGCCAACAATGTAAGCATCACCAGGATTTCCTGTTGGATGCGCTGCTTCTAAAGCAGCAAGTGTTGCATAAGAACCAAGAATTGAAATACCAGCACCTTGTGGACCAGTAGCACCAGTTGGACCAGTTGCACCGCTTGGGCCAGTTGCACCAGTTGCTCCTACTGGACCTGTTGCACCAGCAGGACCTGTGGCACCAACATTTCCTTGTGGACCAGTTGCACCAGTTGCACCTTCAACACCTTGCACACCTTGAATGCCCTGAATACCTTGTGCGCCAGTAGCACCTGTTGCTCCAGTTGCACCGACAGGACCAGTTGCGCCTGTTGAGCCAGCAGGACCAGTTACACCTTGAACGCCTGTTGCACCAGTTGCACCTGTTGCACCTACAGGGCCAGTTGCACCTGCAGGACCAGTTGCACCAGTAACACCTTGAATTCCTGTTGCTCCAGTTGCACCTGTTACGCCAGCAGGACCAGTTGCACCTGCAGGTCCTGTTGGACCAGTAGGACCTTGTGGGCCAGCAACACCTACATCGCTGACAACAACGGTGTTTGTATCTTCATTGATGATAACTTTATTAGACACGTGTTACCTCACCTGCAACTGTAATTTGTCCTTGGATGATTCGCGTAACAACCCCGCCTGAAGAAATTTCTAAATCATAAACATAATAACCTGCATCTAATGCGCCAGTTTGTGCTGCTGTAGCGTGTAAAACAAGTTTGCCTAGAGCGCCTGTGATAACGATGCCACCATTGCTGGTAGTAAGAGTTAATTCAGCAGAATCTGAATTGTAATTCTGACGCAATTGCATTGCTGCTGTGTAGCCAGTCAAATTTATTGCAGCGCCATTTGCATCTTGATAAAGAACATTCAAGTCCCAGTCAGAACCCTGGTCCATTGTAAAATTGTAAATACCTGCAGTCATTATTTCTCCGTTGCCCAGACTAGAAATCCGCCAACCGCCATCAACGCAAGCGGAAGCGAAATCATTGCAACCCCGACTGTAAATAGAGCCACGCCAAGAACTTCAGCGGCTACTGCCCAATCTATTTTCTTCATTGTGGCTCCTTAGAGATTAAGTGAAAAGAATTTTGGAACTGGTTGTTTAGGTTCTGGCGCAGCGGTAGCGCGGTCATAGCCAAAAATGGAAGCAACGGCGGCGTCAATCTTGCGCTTACTTGATGATTTGGAAACCATCACACCACGTGAAGATTGCTTAGTCACGCAGTTGTTGACGTGGCGTGCAAGTCTTTCATCGCCATCGTGTGTGAATGAACCATTGACAACTGCTTCATAAAACTTCTGTGTTGCTGGCACCATACGCTCTGCGCTGTTGGGATATGAAACTACTGGCAATCCTTCTTCGTCGAGAACCATAAATGTTCGCTGCCATCTGGCAGGGTCGAAAACAATCTCTCGCACACTGAAACGATTATCGCGTGCAGTGTTGATAATTGTTTGTTCGACTTCTGCAACTGGGACGTGCCACGTGTTGTCTGCATCTTGCGGCCTTTCCCATAATCCAACAACCATCAAATGTGGTTTGTCGCCACCAAGTAACCACGCAACCAAAGCAGTGGAGTCATTAGAGAATGCACCATCAAATGCCAAGATAACTTCTTCACCTGGTTCTGGTGTTCGCTCTTTATCTTCCAACGCTTCCCAAGTTCCGTGAGGAAGCCACGCGGTCTGAGTCGAAGTCCAGATGTTTAATCTTTTTGTTTTGAACTCTGCTTCGGGTGTTCTCAATACCGCGCTGGCAAAATCATCAGCGGCGCAAATGTCGCCGTATCCAGGGTTTGCTAATTTCCACGCATCTTCTGTTTTGTAATCAAGGTTTTCATCGCCTTCATACCAAGCAAAGAAGAATGTTGAATCATCTACTTCACCTGATGCGATGCGCTTGCCATAATTGTAAAGGTCATAGCACAATGAATCTTTACCGCTTGAATCTGTCTTAACACCAGCGGTGGTAATTGCTACCAACATTGGTTCTGTTCGTGCGCCCATCGCAAGTGACATTACATCAAAGAGTTCACGGTTGGGTTGTGCGTGCAATTCGTCAAAGGCAACAAAGGTTGGTGATAAACCTTCTTTGGTAAATGCTTCAGCAGAGAGAACGCGGTAACTTGCACCGTTCTTTGGATTGTAAATTGCATCGCGATAAACCTGCAAGAACTGCAACTCTGGTTCCAAGCGAATCATCTCTTTGGCATTATTGAAAACAATGCGGGCTTGGTCACGGTCAGCGGCACAAGAATAAATTTCGCCACCTGACGGACCCAGTGCCAAATGCTCAAGAGCCACAGCAGAGAGCCACGCTGATTTACCTTGCTTGCGGGGAAGCCCAATCAAGGCAATCTTATGTTTCAAATACCCATTGTCTTTGACAGCAAAGAGATTGCGAGTCAGTTCCTTTTGCCAGTCACGGAAAATCAAAGGCTCACCAGCATTGCCCGCAACAGAATCTTTAGTTATCTTGCAAAGCGTTTCAGCAAAATCAATTACTTGGTCACCGCGGCTGCCCTGGTATTCATTATCTGAAACCTTAGACAGATACTTTGGTGGCCATCCCCCAATGGCGGTCATTAGTTTCGCTTCTCTCTTCGCGCTATCAATTCATCAAGAGCGCTGGCCTTTTGAACTTCAGCAACTCCAAGACGTGAACGTGATGTTGGGTCAAAACCTAACGCTGCCAATGATTCACGGAAGGCTTTGTTCACTGCAGTAAATGCACGTGCATCAGCCGCTTCAAGTGTTGCCATAAATTTATTTTGCGCAGCAACGTTTGCATCAGCCAATCGGCACGCTGCTTCAACTGCTTGCATATCTGAATCAGGAGAGAGCCACGTAATTGCATAGGCCCATGCGCGTTCCCATAACTTTGCGCCTTCTGCTTGAAGGTACGCAGGTGTTGGTGGGATTTCGCGTGCCATCGCCAGTGGCGTGACCGATGCCAACGCAGGCAAAGGCCGCTGGCCTGGGTTGCCAGTTGCTCTTTTGATTTCGTTTGGTTTCGGTGGTCTGCCCGCTGTCATTTTTTCCTTTTCACATAAAGAACAAAATAAAACTGAGTTTCGTAATTTCGCAGAGATGTACGAAGGCAGGGCGTCGGGGTAGATAAATTTTTTCGCATATGAGGATTTTGCCCGTACTGGGAGATGCCACGGGGGAGTTTTTCTATCTATCGCCTTTTTCGCTATTGCATTTTCTGCACAACACTTGCAAGTTTGAAATCTCGTATCGCAGGTCAGGGTGCAAATCAACTAGAGGAATGATGTGGTCAACTGTTAAATCTTTTGTTGCTCCACATTGTTTGCAGAACGGATGTATCTCACGCAATTGTTTAGATAGTTTGCGCCAACGATAATCGTATCCTCTGTCCAGTCTGGATACCCTGCCACGCTCTTTGATTCGCTGACATTGTTTGCATCGTGATGCACGAACAATAACTCCACAATCAACACACGGTCTAGGAAGCATCATCATTTCTAACAAGATATTCAATTGCCATTGCAAGATGCGCTTGGTTATCTTTGAAGAATCCCAATCCTGAATTACATCTCCAACATAACAATCCACGAATCTTTAATGTTTCATGATTGTGGTCAATGATTAACTTTTTACCAACTTCTTCAGCAGTGATGCCACAGATTGCACACACATTGTTTTGCTTCTCAAGTAATGTTTCGTATTCTTCACGATTAGCAGTGCGAGTAACCTGCCGATGTATATTCCTACACGTTCTGCAAATGTTATGTCTTTTATTTTCACGTGTATTAGAAAAACGAAATTGTTCTACAGGAAGAAGTCTTAGACATTTGCGACACTCTTTGGTGTCGTCATTCGATGTCCTCATCTTCTTCATCATCCGTTTCCAAACCAAGTGATGCCATCCTGTCGTTGACAGGTAATGACATATACATAGTTAAGGTTGACTGCACTGCTCTTGTGAGCAATGTTTCGATTGCATCAAAATGCAACGATTCATCGGTTGTAAGTTCTGTTTCGACTTCCCCGATGCTAATGTTGATGTTCAGCATTTTTGATTTCCAATCGCGTGTCTAGTAGTTCGTCAATGAACTGTTCAACAATCTCGCGCTGTTGTTCGGAAAAGTCTGACTTGTTGCGTGTGACCGCTGCATGAAACAGGGCTTCATCTATCTCTTCAATTTGACTGGAGACAGCAGAATCTGATAATGCCATTATATCAGGTTCTTGTGACAACATTGTCAAATCTTCCTGGCTTCAATGATTCCCGACAAGTCGTACATCTTCCCGCGCTTTTCGATGTTGAATTTTTTGATGATTCGATAAACCTCTCTTTGGGTCATCTGTAGCCACAATGCAATGGCTTCCACATCTAGGAAGAATTTCCTATTTGGGTTACTCATTGCCAGTGCCACCAATCTCAATACAGTCCAACTTTGTTTGCATCCAAAGCAACTGACATCAGCGGTTAAGTCGTCCACATCAATGACAACAAATTTCTTGCAATCATCTGTTGGGCAAGGTATTCGCCTTACCTGTTCTTTGAATTGTTTCGCCGCTGCCCGTCCCCTGGCGTGCAACTGCAAAACCTCTTCCACGAATTCTAAAGCCCACGGCTGCGACATTGACCATTCCAGGTGGGAAAGGTG